GACCTTTTCCCAGAAGTTACAAATCCCGGAATGCCTGTATTTTGGGCCAACTTTTTAGCCAAAGAAAGCATAGTAGTTAATCAGGGTGGAACAAGTTCAACAAAATCACAATCCCTTATACGGGTCATGTTTACGTGTTGTGCCATTACCCCAAACATTAAGGCTGAAGTAGCTGCAATAAGTAACCCCAAATTAGTTGCAGACTGTTTAGAAATTGCTGAGGGGATTTATAAAAACAATCCTGCCGTCCGGTCGCTTATTAAACAGTATCACCAAACCAAATCAACTTTCTTTTTTCATAATGGGTCAAAGCTGGTTTTACGGGCGTATGAAAATGCAGATGATGCACAGGGGCCGAGGCGGCATATACTTTATATTTCTGAGGCCAGAAACTTTACGTGGAGTACGGCAGAACAATTAATACTAAGGACAAAGTACAGGACTTTTATAGATTACAACCCGGTTGAACAATTTTGGGTACATGATAAATTAATTAATTGCCCTATTGGCCCGAACGGGAAAAAAGAATATCCATCGGTAAAAGTTATCCGTAGCTGGCATATCCATAACAATTTTCTTACTCAGGCACAACATGATAAAATTGAAAATATTGCAGATAAAGAGCTGTGGAAGGCTTATGCAAGAGGATTGACTGCAACCGTGTCTGGTATGGTTTACCCCGGCTGGCAAGAAATAGAATCGTTCCCTGAATGTAAGCAAATAGTTTGGGGGATGGATATTGGTTTTACAAACGACCCGACCGTTTTGGTGAAGGTTGGGATTGGCCCTATTGGATTACCTTACGACTATGTGTTTGAAGAAATATGCTACGCCCCAGGTATTGCATCCGGGCATATTAGGGATTTGCTTATTGAGTACGGTTATAAGTTTGGGCAGCCGGTTTATATGGATCATGTCAATTCAATTCAAAGAGAGCTGAGGTCGCTTCGCATTGTTGCAGTTAAAGCAAATAAGGGGCCTGGTTGTATTGAGGCAAGGGTATTACATCTGAGGTCAAACCGATGTGCTTATACTAAGAAATCGGTTAACCTAAAAGAAGAAAAAAGCAGGTATATGTTTTTTCAGGATAAGGACGGGTTAATAAAAAATAAACCGAAGGAGGGTAATGATCATGCCATGAACGCCTGTGAATATGGGGCATTTAGCCACGCAATCCGTACCGGATTAATAAAAGGTTTTGTAAACGAACCGGATTCTTATTAATTTAGTATCGTGTTTTGAAGTAATATGGTTAATAATACCCCGGACTTATTTTTATTCGACCGGCTTTTTCAAATTTTAAAAATGAAGATTGACAAGCAAACAAAATCCCAATTGATTGAACTATCCAACAGGTTGCCGTTGGTTTGGGTAAGTAGCCATGAAAAACAAATATTGACAAAAGACGAACTGGAAGAAATAGGTTATGTTGGTGCAGAAGAGTTTGAACCGGGAAAGTTTATTTATAAATCCCCTGTACAAATTGCAAAGAATCATTTCCGGGCAATGCGAAAGGCTTATCTGAATTATGGGGTTAAGGGGATTGAACACTATATTGATAAAATAAATAAACTTCCTGCCTTATAACTATTTTTATTATAATTACGAAATATTATATATTTGTAAAGAATAATGGCAGGTTTAGAAAAAATATCATGCGAAAATTGCGGTAAAACACTTTTTTTTGCAGATATTAAAGAAGGTAAAGTGAGCAAAGACTGTAAGCGTTGCGGAGTTAGAAATATAATAATAATAAAGGAAGGTAAGATAATACCAAAACCGGGAAAATAATAAATCAAAGAGCTTCAAGAAAGCCAGCACTCAGAAATGGGTAGCTGGCTTTTTTTATATAAAAATGGCAACAGGAAATACTTTAATAAATAAAATCATTAAGACAAGCGGCACTGCCGCTAAAAGTTTCCTGGGCCTTTCAAATACAAATATTTTTCCGGTATCTCATTCAAATTATCGTTCTGGCGGCGAAGCCTTTGGAAATAAAGGCTGGATATTCGGAAACGGAAATGAATATGATAAATGGTACGATTACGAAGGGTTGGATTCTGTAATGACAGCCTATGAGCAATGCGGACCTATTTATTCTATTATAAATAAACAAATGATGACTTTCCTTAACGGGAAAACAAAAATTGTAAGTAAGTCCGGTAAAGAGGCTACGACAGATTTCGCAAAAAAAGTTAAAGCATTATTAGCTAATCCAAATCCAGAAACAGATCAAAAAGAATTTGAGGCGCAAATAGCAATATATACCCTTCTGTTTAAATACTGTATTATTTATCCGGTAAAGCCGTCCGGCTTTGGGCTGGAAGATGCCACCGCATTATGGGTTATACCCCCCTATATGTGTTCTTTTGTGTATGCTAAAGAAACTTTTTTTAATTTAAAAAAAGGGCATATCGCAAGCATAAAAATCCGGTACGGAAACGAAGAAACAATACTTAATCCTGAAGATGTAATTATAATAAAAGGGGCAGGAATAAGCAGGAGTTCTATGTATGTACCTGACAATGCAATAAAACCGATTAAGCAGAATATAAATAATATCTGTGGAATTTATGAAAGTAAGGGAACATTAATTAATCATCGTGGAAGTTTAGGAATATTAACCCCTGAGATTGACCCTGCAGGGGCAATAGCACAAGACCCCGAAGAGCAAAAAAGGCTTCATGCCGATTACAATTTATACGGTTTAAAAACAGGCCAAAAAAGAATTATCATAGCCAACAGTGCAATGAAGTGGCAGAGCATGTCTGTTCCGTATCGTGATTTAATGTTTACAGAGTGGGCTGAAGATGATATAAGAGTAATATGTGACACGCTAAACTACCCTTATAAACTTTTAGCTAATCAGGCCAGCAGTTCAATGAATGGAACCGAAACAGATGCCTATAAAAAGCAACTCTATCAGGATTTTACTATACCGTTTTCAGAATTAATAATGGAACAAATAGGATCTGCTTTCGGTATGCAGGATAGAAGTGAAACAATTATAAAAGATTTCAGCCATGTATCAATATTACAGGAGGATGACGTAAAGAAAGCTACTGCATTGTTAATACAAAATCAGGGATTGAAAATGCAATATGAGGCAGGGATAATAACATTAGACGAATGGGCCATTGCAACAGGTGGCGAGGCTTTGCCCGATGGTGCAGGAAGTGTAAGAAGTACTGATATAAAAAATACAAACGTACCTCTTGCATCTATTATTGGCGTAGGTGGTGTTCAGTCTTTGATTTCTATTTTGACGGCATCAGGGGTAAGCGAAGAGGCAAGGTCAGCATCACTGCAAATACTATTCGGTATAAGCCCTGAAAATGCAGCGTTAATGACGGCAGGTAATGAATTTCAAACAGCTACTTCGGTAGCATAAATTTTTAATCATGGCAAACGAAAAAAAACTTACGAAAGAAGAAATTGAAAAGATAAAAAAGGCAAAAGCCAATAAGGTTAAGTCACAGCAAATTGTAAAAAAATGAAGCAGTTAAAAGAGTTGTCAGGTAAAGAGCTTTTTGATTTTATTGTAGCCAATAAAAAATTGATAACAGATTCAAAAAAGTCTGCTATTAAATATACTGATGCCTTTTCATTTTCTAAATCTTTTGTTAATCGGGACGGTGAGTTATGCGAAAAAGGAATTGCTAATAGCCCTGTAGCTGAGGATTTGAATAAGTTAAAAATATCTGTTGTAATTAATACAACTAATTTTTTAGACAGTCATGACGATGTACATATACCAGGGCTTTGGAAAAAATCATTGTCTGAAAATAAGTTTTTGTACTTATTGCAGGAGCATGGAATGTGTTTTGAAAATGTTATTGCTGACGGGGATTCGGTTAAAGCATATACTAAAAAAATGTCATGGAAGGAATTAGGGGAAGATATGGAAGGTGTTTCCGAGGCATTAATATTTGATTGTGTTATAACTAAGCAGCGGAATGAATTTATGTTTAATCAATATAAAAACGGTTATGTAAAAAATCATAGCGTTGGTATGAGATACGTCACACTGATGTTTTGTATTAATGATGAAGATTATAAAGAAGAATTTGCTAACTGGAATAAATATTTTCCAGAGATAGCAAACAAAGAAAAAGCAGAAGAAGAAGGCTATTTTTTTGCAGTAACAGAGGCAAAAGTAGTTGAGGGGTCGGCGGTTGTAATTGGAAGTAATACCGCAACCCCGACTTTAGATAATAATATTAAGTCATTGCACACTGAAACCGAGCCGGTAATAACCACTCAGCAACAGCCGCCGCAGTTTGATATAATGAAGGCGATAAGAGAAACAAGATTTATTTAAAACAAAAACATTTACAATGGAAAAAGTAGAATTTGATGCCCTTGTGGCAAAAGTAGGTACGGACGTTGCTGTAAAAATTCAAGAGGCAACATCACCTTTACAAAGAAAGCTCGATGATTTCGAGGCAGCTTCTAAGATTGCACCTCCAACACCCGAACAGGTTAAGGCTATAAATGATGCAGTAAAAGCAGAAAGTGATAAACTTACTGACATTCTTAAAAAGCAGGGTGAAGATATTACTGCATTAAAGGCTAAAATTGATACAGGGGAATCATCCGAAAATGGTGACAGCGTTATGAAGGTTCTTATGTCAATGAAAGATGAAATTGCAAAAGTTTATCAGGCCAAAACCGGGCAAGTAGAAATTAGAATGGGCTACCAGGTTGGTAAAAACGGTAAATATGAATTAGTAGCTAAGGCCGCTGATGTACATAATACTACAACCGTTGGTGCTAATGCTTCAATAACACAAAACGTTACAACTGCTGCAATTTTACGTGGCGGCGGTGATGATACGATTGAAACATTGCAAAGGTCAAGGCCGTGGATTTTGGATTTCGTTTCTGTAGGAAATACAACGGCTCCGATGCTGGCATGGTTTGATGAAGTACCAAAACAGGGCAACTTTGCCGTAACTGCTGAAGGTGCTGTAAAGCCTTTAGTGATGTACACATTTAACCGTACTTCTTCTGATTATAAGAAAGCCGCTGGACGTGCTAAGATTACAGAAGAATTTAATACTGACTTTCCACGGGTGGTAAGTACTATTAAAGATTTGATGCAGGTTGATTGCAAGAACGTAATGAACGATCTTATCCTTACCGATATGATAGCAAACGCTTCTGCTTATTCAAATGCCGGGTTGGTAGGTACAATTAATAATGCAACTGATTGGGATGCTATTGCTGCTGCTGCCGGTCAATTAGGTAACTCATATTATACACCAAATGTTCTTGTGATGAACAATAACAGGGGTATAATTGCGGCTACTTCAAAAGATACAACAAATCAATACATCAACTATTCACCTGTTCTTGCTGAAATTAACGCAGGCGGCTTGCAGATGATTAAACACCCTTCCGTAGCAATTGGTAACTTCTTTTTAGGAGATGGTTCGGTTTACAAGGTGTTGCTTAAAGGTGATTTGATTGTTCGTATCGGTTACAGTAATGATGATTTTGACCGCAACCAATATAGCTTAGTAGTTGAGCAATATTTCTATAGCTATATACCGCAAGCTCGTAAGGCAGGGTTGGTATATGGTGGGTTTACTGCAATTAAAGCAAGTATTGAAACACCGTAATTTTTAACCGGGGATATACCCCACAAATAAAAGTATATGAGTAAAGTACAAACACAACAAGCCGGGGAGGTAGAAGTAAAAGGCGGCAAAGAAATTATTGCCGAAAACATTCCCGGATTTGTTGATGGTGAAAAAATCACTGCATTCTCATTAAATGAAAGATGCAATTTCAAAATTGAGTATGCAAAAGATTTTAAAGGAACAAAACACCTTCCTGATGGAACTGTAATTGATATGCACGTTTTGGATGCAGCGATTGCAGAAAAAATAGGCAAAGGTAAAATCGTAAAGTAAAATGAGTTTAATAGACAGTTCATATTTTATTGGCGAAAGAAATATCCCAAATACTTCTTATCCTGATGTTGCTTCTTTAGTTGACAATCTGATAAGTCGTTATGAAAGGGTATATCTTGAATCGGCATTAGGGTATGAGCTGTTTAAACTCTTTAATGATGGTTTGACGGCAGTTACAGTAGATCAAAGGTGGATTGATTTATTATTCGGCAAAGAATTTACAGGATTAGACGGGAGACTAAAGCTATGGCCTGGATTTGTTTCAGTTACTACAGCACTTTCAACAGTAGTTGTAAACCAGAC